AACTCTACTTCTTCATCTGCTGTCCGAGGCGGATCCTATAATGTCATCTTTCTTGACGAGTTCGCGTTCATCCCGAATCACATTGCTGATGACTTCTTTGCCTCTGTTTATCCTACTATTTCTTCTGGACAGAGCTCAAAAGTAATTATTGTTTCTACCCCTAGGGGTATGAACCATTTCTATCGCATGTGGCATGATGCGGAGAAAGGTAAAAATGAATATGTACCAACTGATGTTCATTGGTCAGAAGTTCCTGGTCGTGATGACGCATGGAAAGAACAGACAATCTCCAATACATCTGAGCAGCAGTTCAAAGTTGAATTTGAATGTGAATTCCTAGGATCTGTTGGAACTCTTGTAAATCCAGCAAAATTAAAAAGTTTAGCATATAATGATCCCATAAAAAGGCACAATAGTCTTGACATTTATGAAAACCCGATAGAGGATCATAATTATCTAATTACAGTTGACGTTGCTAGAGGAATTGGTAATGACTATTCTGCATTTGTAATTTTTGATATTACACAATTCCCATATCGTATTGTTGGTAAGTATAGAAATAATGAAATTAAACCAATGCTTTATCCCAGCATCATTAAAGATGTTGCGAAAGCATATAATGGAGCTTACTTATTAGTTGAAGTCAATGATATTGGAGATCAAGTAGCAAACATTCTCCATTTTGACTTAGAGTATGACAATATTCTCATGTGTTCCATGAGAGGAAGAAATGGTCAGGTTGTTGGTTCTGGATTTTCTGGAAAGAAATCTCAACTTGGTGTAAGAATGACTGCATCCGTTAAAAAGTTAGGATGCTCTAATTTAAAAACATTAGTTGAAGATGACAAACTATTAGTATGGGACTATGAGATCATCTCAGAACTTACAACATTCATTCAAAAACATAATTCATTCGAAGCAGAAGAAGGTTGTAACGATGACTTAGCGATGTGCTTGGTTATCTTCTCTTGGTTGGTTGCACAAGACTACTTCAAAGAGATGACGGATAATGATATCCGAAAGAGATTATATGAAGAGCAGAAAAATCAAATTGAACAAGATATGGCACCATTTGGATTCTTATCTGATGGTTTAGATGAGGAAGTCGTTATGATGGACGGAACAGACGTATGGACAAAGGCAAATCCAACAGAGTCTATGGAAGTTTGGAATACTGACGAATATGGAGATCGTTCTTATATGTGGGATTATCTTTAATGGATTTAGATAAAGAGTTAAATTTAGAACATTTACTCTTTTATGAAAGAAAGTGTAGAACTTGTGGAGAAAAGAAAGATCTTGTTAGTGATTTTTATTTAATTAGAAAAGGTAAAGGGACATTACCTTCGGCATATTCATATGAATGTAAAGAATGTACTATAAAAAGAGTTGTAGAAAATAGACAGATAAAGAAGGTTGTTGACAAATGGGAATATCCTGACTGGTAATATGTTCATGCATTGTTTCCCCACTGAAAATACCCTTTTCAATAAATAATTTCAGAATAATTCTGGACTTGTAGGAGACATAAAGATGCCACTAAACTTAGCATCTCCTGGCATTGTGGTAAGAGAGGTTGATCTTACCAATGGTAGAATTGACCCAACCACGGACAAGATCGGCGCATTCGTAGCACCTTTCACTAAGGGTCCTGTCAATTCGCCAACTTTAATTGAAAACGAACAGGAGCTACTGGACACCTTCGGGGGACCATCCCAGTACGGTAATCATTATGAGCACTGGCTCACCGCATCATCTTATCTTGCATATGGCGGAGGACTAAGAGTAGTTAGAGCATCTGGTGCAGCACTAGTAAACGCAAAAGTCGGATCTGCTACTAGCATCACTATTAATAGTTTAGATGATTATGTAACTAGAGGATATGACGATAATACAATCAGCGGGATTGTCGTTGCAGCGAGAGATCCTGGATCTTGGGGCAATTCTCTACAAGTTGCAACTATTGACGGATATGCAGACCAAATCTTAACAGGTATCAATACTTCATCATATCAGGTTGGATATGGTGTAACTCAAGGTTTGGACGGAAAGACTCTAATTGGATCTGGAACAACCTCAAGTCTAGATGGTGCTTATCTAAAAGGTGTCATCACTGAAGTTGGCGTTGGTAACAGCACTATTAAAGTTAAAGTCAATTCTTATATTGATGCTGCTGGAACTGAAACCAGAGTAGATTACACCCCAAATAGCACTTGGTCTTTTGCTGCTGCAAACGGATCTCTTGGTGTTCATACCAATGGTTACTCTACAGCATACGAAAGCACAACTTATGATGTTGCTGTTGACTGGTTTGATGCACAAACAATCGAAGTTTCTTCTGGCGTAACTACCACTGTTATTAAGTGGAACAACATTGCACCTAGACCTGGAACTTCCGCATACGCTGAAGCAAGAAATTCAAGACATGATGAAGTTCATGTTGTAGTCATCGACAGCGATGGTTCTACTACTGGAACTGTTGGAACTATTATTGAAAAGCACTTATCACTTTCAAAAGCAACTGATGCAGTATTCTCCGCAGGATCTCCCGCATACTGGAGAAAATATATTGCAAATGGTTCCGAATATATCTTTGCTGGAGGAGCACCTTCTGGAATTACAACTACTGGTTTTAGTTCTGGATTTACACTGCAAGCAGATGATGGATGGGATCAAGCAGCAGACGGAATAGTATTCTCTGCGGCAGGAAACAAATCATGGGTTCTAATGGGCGGTGCAGATTATGACGGAGCAACATCTGGCACTAGTACTACCGCTCTAGATGCATCGATGGCAGATAGAGTAGGAGGTTATGATCTCTTCACTAACACTGAAGAATATGATATCGACTTCCTAATTATGGGTGGTGCTGAGGCAACTAAAGAAGGAACTCAAGCAGTTGCATCCAAACTAATTTCTGTTGCTGAAGAAAGACAAGATGCTATCGCATTCATCTCTCCTCATAGACAAGCATTCCTGATTAACACTGGCGCTGATCAAGAAGTTGTATCTAGCACCAGCACAATGACAGATAACGTCATTGATTTCTATGCACCTCTTCCATCCTCTTCATACGCAGTATTCGATAGCGGATACAAATACATGTATGATAGATTTGCGAATACTTTCAGATATGTTCCACTAAACGGAGACATTGCTGGAACTTGTGCAAGAAATGATATCAACAACTTCCCATGGTTCTCACCTGCAGGAACTGCAAGAGGTTCAATTCTCAACGCAGTTAAGTTGGTATACAATCCAAACAAAACACAAAGAGACGTTCTCTATTCAAATAGAGTTAATCCAGTCATCCTTTCTCCTGGTTCTGGTATTATTCTCTTCGGAGATAAGACTGCACTCGCTAGGTCTTCTGCATTCGATCGTATTAACGTTCGCAGACTGTTCCTCTATCTTGAGGATGCAATCTCTGCTGCTGCAAAAGATCAACTCTTTGAGTTCAACGATGAGATTACAAGAACAAACTTTGTAAATATCATCGAACCATTCCTCCGCGACGTTCAGGCGAAGAGAGGTATTTCTGATTATGTTGTTGTTTGCGATGAAACAAACAACACTGCTGCTGTTATTGACAACAACGAATTTGTTGCTGACATCTTTATCAAACCAGCAAGATCTATCAACTTCATCGGTCTAACATTCGTTGCTACTCGCACGGGTGTTGCTTTTGAAGAAGTAATCGGTAACGTTTAATTCACTTAATTATAAATCTTAGAGGAAACCAAAAATGGCAACTAGAAATCAAATCAATCCACCCCCACTAAGAAAGATTACCGACTTCAAGAGTAAGTTGACAGGCGGCGGTGCAAGAAGTAATCTGTTCGAAGTTGTTCTCAACTTCCCAGCACTTGCACCAGCAAGTTCAGAAGTTCTTGATAAGTCAAGATTCTTAGTAAAAGCAGCAAACCTGCCTGCTTCTAATATCTCTGACATCACTGTTCCATTCAGAGGTCGTATTCTTCACGTTGCTGGAGACAGAACCTTTGATAGTTGGACTGTTACTATCATCAACGACACTGACTTTGCTATTCGTTCTGCTTTCGAAAAGTGGATGAATGCAATCAACAGAGTCTCTGATAATACTGGTTCTACCGATCCAGCATCATATCAAGCAGATGCTTTTGTTCATCAACTTGATCGTAACGGAGAGACCCTAAGATCTTATCGCTTCTACGATCTGTTCCCAACAAACATCTCCCCAATTAACCTTTCCTATGATACGGAAGGCATTCAGGAGTTTACTGTTGAGATGCAAGTTCATTGGTGGGAAGCATCTAAGGGTAGAGGTCCTGCAGCAGGCGGTGACGACATCAACTAAATAGTTGAAGTTAAAGGTAATTCGGTTACTATAAAATGGCGAAACTTTTTGGGTTTTCGATTGAAGATAACGAGAAAAAAGCAAAAGGTATAGTATCCCCCGTTCCTCAAAATAATGAGGACGGGGTTGATTTCTATCTTCAATCTGGATTTTATGGACAATACGTAGACATCGAAGGTGTCTATAAGACAGAGTACGATCTCATTAGGAGATATCGTGAAATGTCTTTGCATCCAGAATGTGACAAGGCAATTGAAGATATTGTCAACGAAGCTATTGTTAGTGACCTATATGATTCTCCCGTAGAAGTAGAATTATCAAATCTAAACGCTAGCGAAAGACTTAAAAAAGCGATTAGAGAAGAATTTAAATCAATCAAAGAGATCATGGACTTTGATAAAAAGTCTCATGAAATTTTTAGAAATTGGTATATTGACGGAAGACTTTTCTATCTAAAAGTAATCGACGTAGATAGACCAGAAGAAGGAATCAAAGAACTTAGATATATTGATCCTCTAAAGATTAAGCATATTAGAAAAGAAAAGAGAGCACATAAAGGAGATCCAGGTCCAGCACTCAGAGGACCTCTTGCAAGAAATAATGGTGCTATCGATTATCCAGAAATCGAAGAACACTATGTATATTCCCAAAACATTGGCGGAGCGCCAGGTTTAAATCAAGCAAAACAAACAATTCATATTGCAAAAGATTCTATTGCACATGTAACCTCTGGTTTAGTCGATAGAAACAAAAATACTGTGCTTTCTTATTTGCACAAGGGTATCAAATCCCTTAATCAACTAAGAATGATTGAAGATTCTCTGGTCATCTACAGACTTTCAAGAGCACCAGAGCGTAGAATTTTCTATATTGACGTTGGTAATCTTCCTAAGGTAAAGGCAGAGCAATACCTTAAGGACGTTATGATGCGTTATCGTAACAAGCAAGTTTATGATGCAAACACTGGAGAAATCCGTGATGATCGTAAATTTATGTCCATGATGGAGGACTACTGGTTACCACGTAGAGAAGGTGGTCGCGGTACTGAGATCACTACCCTACCTGGCGGTCAGAATCTGGGAGAACTCTCAGATATCGAATACTTCCAAAAGAAACTATACAGATCTCTTTCTGTTCCCGAAACCAGAATGCCTGGTGGTGGAGATGGATTTAATCTCGGTAGATCTTCAGAAATTCTAAGAGATGAACTGAACTTTGCTAAGTTTGTAGGAAGACTAAGAAAGAGATTTGCAAATCTGTTTAATGATATTCTCAAAACTCAACTAGTTCTTAAAAATATCATTGCTCCTGAAGATTGGGAGAAAATTAGCGATCATATTCAATATGATTTCCTATATGATAATCAATTTGCAGAACTGAAAGATGCAGAATTGCTTCAGAATAGACTGGGTATTCTTGCAACTATCGAACCATACATCGGTAAGTACTATTCTACCGAATATGTAAGAAAGAAAGTTCTACGTCAAACTGATTCAGAAATCATTGAAATGGATGAACAAATTGAAGATGAGATTGAAAAAGGAATCATTCCTGATCCATCAACAATAGATCCAATTACAGGAGAACCTTTACCTCCTGAAGGAGATGCAATTGCTGGAGAGGGAGGAGAAGTTCCTATTGATCCTGCCACAATGGAAGCAGATCCAGAAGAATCGGCAGTTTTACCAGAACCCAAAGGCGGTAAGATATAAATAATTGATATCAATATATCAATTTACATGGAAAACGTTGTTAATGCAATTGCAAAGGGCGCAAAAGCGACCGAAATTGCGGATGAAATTTCAAATGCACTGATGGCAAAAGCTGCCGAAAAGATTGAAGCATTGCGTCCACAAGTCGCAGTTTCAATGTTTA